CGGTTGATAGCCGCTGCGGATGCTGACATTAGCGCCGCGGTTCAATGCAGTGGTGACCAATGCAGCGAATGCGTCATAACCGTTTTGCCCGTCTTCGTACAAGATCGTTTCGTCAATTTCATCTGGTCTGCCTTCCTTGTACCAGCTGATCCGCACGATGGCTAAGACCTGTTCCGGCAAGGCGCTGACGTGATAATCAAGCTCTTGCCTCCTCGGTTTCCTCGGTTCCATCCAGATCATCAGGTCGGTCACCCAGTCCAGCAGGTTGTAGATCAAGCCCCGCATTGGCCGTAGCCTCAAGCTCCTCGTCCACGTTAAAGTCGTCACCTAGCACATCGCCTTCGGCAAGCTCACGCAGTAAGGTTTCCTGCGTGATGGTGCCTGCGGTGTAAAGCTGCAGCAGCGCTTGAATCTCCTGCGGTTCAAGGCGTGTGCCGAGGAAGTCACGGTTGACGTAGCTGCTGCCAGGTGATGTGTTATTGCCGATGTATTGCGCATGAAACTGCAGGCAGTTGTCGATCATGTCCTGCACGTTCTGCGCAATCACCATCATGGTGCTGTCGCCTTGACTGCGATCAATGCGCTTTGCCTCAGCAGTTTCAGCAGATAGCTTCTGGCCCAGTACTGCCGACAGACCTAGCTCATTGATCTGCAGTGCAAGCTGCTCAAGCCTGCGGAACTGATAATCAAAGCTGCGGCCGGCAGGTTCAATGTATTCAGCGCGGCCATCAGCAGGGAATGCGATCGCCTCGCCGGGTCCAGCGCTGACTTCCTCTGCTGCAGATGGGAAGCCATAGAACGCCAGCATCGGCACAGCGCTGATGTGGAGCTGGTTGTCGAGGTCGCTTTGGATCTGATATGCCTTGAGGTTCAGTTCAGCGATGTCTTCCAGCGGTGGCCGTGACTCCATGAAGCCATGGCGCTGCGCATAGGCAACTGAGAAAGGAATCTCAGAAAGGCTTGTGCGGCCCTCGTCGACAACCTTAAAGTCGCCGTTGTCTTGCTTTTGGTGTAGTTGAAACTCACCTGGCGTCAATACACGGATTTGCTCGACTGCCTTCTCGCCAAACTCACCATCAGGCACGGTGACCGTTTCGGCAAGTCGCAGTTGCGTCAACACCTGCCGGCCTTCCTGTTGCTCAGCACGCCAGCCAAGGATCTGCCGTGGTGTATATGTCACCCAGTAGGGTCTACCCCCATTAGCAGGTGCATCCACCAGTACACCAACGTGGCCATAACGGACCATCTTGCGTGTGGTTTCATAGGTCCAAACGTTGAGGTCATTGCCTTGCAGGTCAACATCAAACAACTGCTCACGGATCACATCTGCTGTGTCATCAAGCCGCACTGGCTTGCGCGTCAACATGCCAGCCAGCATCCGCTCTAGACGCTGATAGAACGGCGGGCAAACACTGCGTGCCAATCGGTTGTCGTAGGACTCATCTAGCTCACGTGGCTCTTGCGGTAGGTAACGGCGATGCTTGCGGCGCATCCCATAGGTGCCTTGCAGCAAATCCTCGATCAGGATCCAATGCGGCTCTTGTGCATACCACGCCGTATTGGCATCCTGCACGCGAGTAACGCGGCGCTGCGCAATCGGCCGGTCGTAATTATTGAAGCCGGTGTACATTACAGCGCCGCAGTCATAGGTGCAGTTTAAGCAGCAATCAGCGTGATGCTATTGCGGCCAATCTTGATGTCAAACTCAGCGCCGGGCTCGTAACCCATCTCGCGTAGGTAGCCGTCACCGATCTGCAGCTTGCCATTGAATTGCACCTTGGCCTTGTAGGTCAGGCCGCGGCCGCGCTTTGCTGTCTTGCTGCCTAGATCAACGCCTTTGGCTTCCAGCAGCGCTTCATAGAACTGCGTGAATGCTACGCGATCCTTGATCACGTAGCCGCAAGCGCGCACCAGTTCGGACTTAGGCGCATTGCCCAGTTCTTTGACCTTGGCGAGTAGTTCGACGCCCTTGAGCATGGGTAGAGTTAATGATTGGACTAATGGAGCATAACAGCCACGCAAGGTTTTGAGTATCTCTAATGCAGCATTGATCGCATACAGTTCTGCCGTTTTCAAGTTGCCATCCATCTGGCGGTCCTTTGTCTTGACCGATAGGACCGCCGCAATCAGCGCAGATCACGCCCATTGCTGGATCAGCAGATTTGCATCAGCGCGGAACGTGGTCGCCACTTCTCGAATCAGATCACGGGTGATCCGGGTGCCGGTGCGGCGCAGATCCATCAGTTGGTTGCTGGCACGGCCAAAAGCTGCATCGCGCTCGGCGCGAATCTCCTTGGTGATCTGCTGGCTGCTTTTGCCGGTGTTGCGCGCGGCGCAAGTGCGGCCGAAGTGCACAAGCTCGCCGAGATCAGACTGCATCAGCACTGTGGCTTTCAGGTTGGTGCGCCCGCAGCAGTCGCAAGTGGTGATGCTGTCATCGGTGCAGATTGCGGTGTAGCCCATGTCTCTCGGTTTGGAGTCCTCATACTGTACACCATCGGCAGCCCTTGGCAACCTTGCTCAGTAAATCCGCACGCCGGTCGTGCGCCCAGCACCTGCGTGCAATGGGTTGAACTCACGCCAGACCAAGTAGCCGAGCGCATCGTTCATGTGGTCATGGCCGGCATCCTTGTCCGGGTCGCCCTTGTCGGTGTAGCACTGCAGCTCTAAGCATTCGATCAGCCGCTTGCAGCGCTGGTGGATGGTGAGCCTGACCTGACCCTTGCCGTTTTCCAGCAAAGCCTGAACAGCAGCCACGCGATCACGGACGGGAGGATTTGCGCGTGGTGACTGGTTTGACATGCCGTAGGACTCCAGGATTTGGATGTCGGTCTGGCTTGCGTTGGTGCTGCGGTTACCGCCGCTGGCATCTGGGTAGATGTAGATACGCCGCTGCGGGTAACGCGCTTGGATCTCTTGCGCCAATGCGTCGGTGTCATGGGCGCCGCTGATCTCATCAATCAGTAGCAGGCTGCTGCCAGTGCGGATGCCGATCACGGCGGACATGTTGCCAACGTTGAAATCAACGCCGATGCGTAGCGGCTCGCGGTCTAGGTTTGGCAGCTCAGCCACCACGTGTTTGTCGCGGCTGAAGCGGTCATAGATGGTGCCAGTGGTGAGATTGACGAACTCTCCATCCAAGTACGCCCGCAGCAGGTTTGGGTCGTAGTTGGCTTCCAGCCGCTCGATAAAGTCCGGCGGCAGATGCGGGTTATCTGCTGACCGCATCTTGATGAGCTTGCGGTCAGCACGACCCTTGGCATCTTCACTGCCGAACGTGTTCCACATCCAACGGAAGCCCTCTGGTGTGGATGCAGCGCCAAACTGCCGCACGTTGCCGGACCGCAAGCGGCCAAGGATCTTGGGGAATGCCTTGTTGGCGATAGATGGCGTCACTGTGTCGATTTCATCGGCCAGCACCCAGGCAAGGTTCAAGCCGATAATGCGCGACCAGTTCTCAAAACTGCGGCACAGGATCTTGGTATCACCGCCTGGGAGGTGCAGCATGTATTCCGGCAGCGGGCTTGCCCTGAAGGCGTAGGGGATCTCATACGCCTCCAAGAACTGCTCAAAGTCGTTCTGCCAGATATCGCGGATCAGTGGGCCAGTCGGCTCCATAACGGCACCGATGAAGCCCTGATTGGCCGCGGCCAGCATCACCGCCTTAGCGCACAGCGCGCGTGTCTTGCCGGCGCCATAACCGGCTGAGATGCCGATGATCTGCGTGTCGCTGTCGTCTACAAACGCAAGCTGGCCAGGGTGCAGGTCAGCGCGGATGCGTTGCAGCAGATCGCCCGTGTCCTCTTGCGTTGCGACATCCATAAACCCAAGCAGGCTGCCGGGTTGGCAGATGCCGGCAAGCAAGCTCATGACATCTCAAACCGCAACAGCTTGGCTTGATCTTCTAGGGCCTTGATTGCAATGCTGAGATTACCCTTGGCGCGTGCTTCGCGTTCGTAATCCTGCAACCTTGCTAGTGCGGCTTGCAGCCATTGCGGGCGCTCCAGTTCTGAGTCAAGGGCAATCAGCTTGCGCGCTTCCGCCATGTAATCGCGCACTTGGCGTTCGCTGACGCCCCACAGCTCGGAACCGTGTTGAACGATCTGATGGTGGCTATGAGCACGCAGGATGAGGTCGTAAACCACGTTGACGCGGTTCTGAATCTCATCCTTAGTGCTCTTCTTTGCCACGTATTAGTTGCGGACTTGCACAGGCATTACTAGATAAGTTACACCGTCCACGCCACTAGGTGTCAACACGACAGGAGTGGTTGCCGTATTGGCGTGCAGCGTGATGGCTTCTGCAGGCTTGAACGCCTTGATGCCGTCTAGCAGGTAGTGGACGTTAAACGCCCATGCGCCATTGGCGGCGCCTTCCACATTGAGCAGCTCCTTGCCGTTGTTGGCGTCCGATTCAGCAGTGATGGCGATGGTGCCACCTACAGCTTCCAGCTTCACCACGGAGTTGTGCGCATCGGCAATAATGGCGACACGCTCCAATGCACGGGTCAAGCGGCGGCGGTCGGCGGTGATGGTGCTTTTGAACTCAGCGGGCACCAGCTTGGCCACGTCTGGGTAGGTGCCATCCATGATGCGGCTGTAGATGGTGATGCCGTCACCTGCGTCGATCACGGCTTGCCCTTTGGCAACGGCGATGGTGACCACGCGATCTTGCAGCAGGCGCATGGTGCTGGCTGGTAGCACGAGGTCTAGGCCATCTGGCAGGTCAATGGCGTAACGCATCAGGCGATGCCCGTCAGTGGCTTCCATGTGGCCGTTGCCAAGGTGGATGCCTTGGAGCATCTGCTTGCTGGCGTCGGTGCTGGCAGCTGCCATGCAGGCGCGGATGCCGGCGGATAGGTGCAGCTCGCTCGTAGCAGCGTCCACAACCGGCAGCGCGGGGTAATCCGCCGCATCAGCCGCTGCAAGCCCGTAGGAGCCCGCAGAAGCCGTCAGAGCGCCATCTGCGAGGGTCAGGGCCTCATCGCCGTCAAAGCGGCTCACAAGACCAGCTAGCAGCCGATACGGCAGCGCTACAGCGCCATCGGTGTCCACTGCGGCTGGAATGGTGACGGTGATGCCGAGGTCAAGGTTGAAGCCGGTGATGGTCATGGCGCCACCAGCGGCTTGGATCAGGCAGCAATCAAGGATCGGATGGCTGCTGCGATGACCAACGGCTGGCGCGATGGTGCGCAGCGCGTGATCGAGATCGGCTTGGCAGGTGACGGCTTTCATTTGACGGTGGCAGCAGTGACGAGGCTGGTGATGATGCGTTCGTAATCAGCGGCGAAGCTATCCACGAGTTCCATGGGTAGCGGTACGCCGTCATCAATGGCGTTGTCGGCAATGGCTGCGGCGTACGCCACTGCCTGGGTCATGGTCTCATGCAGCCGATTGATCACCGGTTGCTGCTTGGCTGGAATGTGAATGAGCGATGACATATGCAACAAGAGTTTCAACGTGTCGGCGGTTCAGGTCACCACGCATGAAGGCGCAGGCGTCCGCCACCAGCGCATGGTAAGCCGCCGTGGTCAATCCTGCAACAACCCCACCGCTCAAAGCACGCTGCCGGATCAGGTGCGCACGTGGGATGCCATGCGCTGCTGCTTCAGCGTTCAACCGCGCCAGGTCATCAGCGGTGACATTGATCTTGATTTCGGGCATTCAGTGGTTCCAATCGAGGCGGAGCATAGGCAAAAAGCGGCGTCCTAACGCAGTTTGCGGGGTTCGGACGGTGAGACGCCTTGCGGCCACTGGGCTTGTCCTACCGTCCTACCGTCCTAACCTCTTAATAAAATGGGATAAAGAGGGGGAGGGGGAGGGGGATTAGGAAACTCTTAAACCCTATGTAGGACCAGACGGGGATAGGACGGCTCAAAACCCAGTCACCGCAATGGATCTCGCCGTCCGCACCCACTTAGGACGGGGCGTAGTGCCAGCGTCTCTTGCCTGTCGCCTCTCGTTTGCGGACCAACCCGAGATCCTTGAGAATCGCAGCCACCTGCATCTGATCCGATCGGTTCTGGCGCTCCAGTGGTTTTTTGATTCCGTGAGTAAGAACGTCCTCAATCGTGAGCACATCACTAGAGCGCCTGCGGGCAAGATATTCCTCAATGGCACTACGCCATGGCGAGTCAATCACGTAGTTATCATTCTCCTCGGTTACCTTGACTTCCATCTCAACAGGTAGCCGATTGGTCTCACCTGCCCTGTAGGCATGTACAACAGCGGACCAAATCGCATCGCGTTCAAGCATCAGTGAAGCGGTATCAATCTGGTCCTGCTGCGTCTTAGTGGTCGGGATCACCCAGAACCGGCGGTTGCCGGTTTCATCCACTAGAAACCCAGTGGTTTTGTTAGTTGTACCAACGATGATGCCACGCCTTGGAAACGACTCAACTTCCTTGCCATAGGGCACGCGCATTAGATCAATGGCCTGCGAAAGAAAGGCTTTTACCTGTCCCGCGTGCCGCCTACCTGTGATGTGGTCAAGCTCCGCCCACTCCATTATCCACGACCGATGGAGCACCATCACGTCGTCTTTTGTGCTGATGTCGCCTAACGCATCTGAGAAGAACGGGCCACCTAAGCAACCCCAGAAGCTGGACTTGTAGGCGCCTTGATCGCCCATCAATACGCAGGCGGTGTCGTGTTTGCAGCCAGGATTGAAGGCACGCGCTACAGCACCGATCAGCGTGCGCTTGAGCATCTCGTCATAGATGGTCGGTTCTGGCAGCGCGGCATCACACGGCCGCAGGTAGGCGGTGGCCAGCCTGTCGATGTAGGTCGGTGCAACGTGGTCGGCGCAGTGTTCTAGGTAAAGGCGCACCGGGTCATATGGCTTTTCGCTTGCCACTTGGACCAAGCAGTCGATGGCAAGCTCTTTGCCGACCTTGTAGCCCTGCTCTGCCAGCTTGAGGTAGTAGCGGTCGACGCCTTCGATCACTTGGTTATCGACCTCGATCTGCTGGGTAAAGATGTTGAGCCTAATGTCACCGGCATTGCGACGCAGGTACTCCAACAGCTCAGCGGCCTCCAGCTTCTCTGGCTTGCCGCCTACTGGCGCACGTGCAGGGTCCGAGTCAGCGGTGCGGCCACCAGGCTCACGCCGTACCGGGCTGGCGCTACGCCATCCGTCTTTCTTGGCCATGTCGCCAAGGGTGCCGAGCGTGATGCCGGATTTCTTAAAGCTCCGCCATTTGCGTTGGCAGTCGCTGGGTTTGTGCTTAGCGGACTGCGCCGACCACTGCTCCCATTGATCGAGCAGGCTGTCATCGCCGACGCTGTGAAGCGACATGCCAACCGCAAGCCAGTCGTCGTAGTCATCAGCGCGGCTGGCATCCAATGCGGCGAGGTATGACCGCGCGCGATCTGCATCGCCCTGCGGGTCAGGCATCTGGATCAGCTCGGCGCGTACTGGCTGCGGCTGCGGCTTGAGCATCCGCTCAATCAATCCAAGCGGCGCTTCTGCTATGTCGCGGTCGCCTGGCCCATGGCCTGGCACCCAGTAGTAGCCGGTGGTTTGCGGGTGCGCGCCGGCTACGACGGACTGGCAGCCGTTCCATCGCAACTCCACTTGCTCGGCCTTGCCGTCGTCATCAATAACGCCGGTCTTGTATTTGCGCGTGGCGATCGCATCCCAGTACTGCTGAGGCACGCGGTAGATGATTTGCATCCGGCCATC